GTTGGGGCGTATGCGGCACCCCAAGGCCAAGCGTTATCGGGGAATTTGCACAACCTCGCCGAGTGGGTTTAATTGGTTGCATGACTATTTTGTTGTAAACAAACGGCCAGGGTTCGACATGGTTGAGGCATCAAGTTATGACAACCCGTTTTTGCCTGAGGGATATATTGACATGCTCTTGGGTTCCTATGATTCAAAGATGATTCAACAAGAAATTTATGGCCAATTCCTGAACACGGTGAGTGATGCCGTTTATTGGGCGTTTGACCGAACCAAGAACGTTCGTGAATTTGAAAAACCTGATTTACCAATTTGGATTGGCATGGATTTCAACGTCAACCCGATGACCGCCATCATTGCGTTCATTCAAGGTGACACCATTTTCATTTGGGATGAGGCCTATCTTGGCGACTCGAACACTTACAAGATGTGTGAACATTTAATTTCAAGAGGGTTTGGCCAATCATCGGTTGTGCCGGATGGCACGGGCAAGGCACTCAAGACCTCGGCACATGCCGGAATAAGTGACCACTTGATAATTGAACAATATGGTTTCAACTTAATGGCGGCAACAAACCCATTTGCGATTGACCGCCAAAATTGTGTCAATGGTTTACTTGAAAGGGCCAGAATTGTGATTCACCCTCGTTGTGTTAGACTTATTAAAGATTTGGAGCAAGTAAGTCGTGGGAAAAATGACCCGTCATTGACTCACATTTCGGATGCCATGGGATATTTGGCATGGCGAACGTTCCCAATTCGCAAAGAACGAAAAGCGGTTCAATACTCTTATGCGTGAGGTGATATAAATGAAACTGAACAAGGCAACCCTTGAATTGTATGCGGCAATTTTAAATTCACCTGATAGGGTGAAACGCCGTCAACTTTACGCCGACATGTTCGTGATGTATGAGGGCGGCGGTCGTGAACTCATCAAGCGAAAAATCCGGCAAGAATTTAAGAAACAGGATGCCATCAATGAACTTGAGGGGCGACTTGTAACAATCAACATCATGAAAAAGGTTGTTGATAAGATGGCCGGCGTTTACAACGAGGCACCCGTTCGTTCGGTTGTTGACCAAAACAAAACCGACAAAGAACTTTTGGAACTTTATGAGGATGCAATGAGTGTCAACTCAATCCAAAAGGAAACCAACCGTCATTTGAAAATGTTCAAAAAAGCATTGAAGAAATTTTACGTTGATAAATATGGCAACCCCAAGGCCCGCCTTATTCCGGCCCATGCTTATGAGGTTTTCAACGTCATCAATCCCGACATCACACAACCCGACATTGTTGCCGAAATCATTCGCCATTCCGATGTGAAAGAAGATCAAGAGATTCATTTTTATTCGGATGAATCATTTTTCATTACGGATGGCACGGGTGCGGTCAAGACTGACAAAATGCTTGCCCTTGAACAACGTGGCAAAAACCCCGTGAAGGAATTGCCTTTCACTTACACGACAACATCGACTTATTCGATTGACCCAATCATTGACGATGACTTACTTCACATTTCAATTGCCATTCCGATTGTGTTGACCGATTTGCTTTTTGCTTGCAAGTATCAATGTTGGTCACTCATTTACACAATTGGGGTTGAGGGCAACATCAACATGAACCCATCAAGTGTGATTCAATTGAATTACGATAACACTCAACAAAAACCTGAGATTGGCACAATCAAACCACAAGTTGATTCGGACAAAGTGCTTGCCCTTGTTGAGGGGATTTTAAACATGTTCTTGAGTGCCAAGGGCCTCACGGTTGGCACCATTTCAACGGGGTTCACTTCACAAAATGCAACAAGTGGCGTTTCAAAAATGCTTGATAGTGCTGAAAGTGTTGAGGATAAAAAAGACCAACAAGAATTGTTCTTGAGGGATGAATCACAAATTTGGTCACTCATTGCAAAATTTCTCATTCCTTATTGGCGACGCAATCAAATGTTGAACGCCGACATGAACCGACAATTCTCGAAACCTTTCAAGGTTGCCGTGGTGTTCAAAGAACCAAAAGTCATGTTGAGTGAAAAGGATAAAACGGAATTATCAATTCTTAAGATCAACAACAATTTGACAACGATTCGCCGTGAACTCAAGAATTTCAACCCTGATTTCACCGACGAACAAATTGACGATTTGATGCAAGAAATCTTTTATGAAAAAGCTGAAATAAAAGAACTCTCAAAAATGAGTGAAGAAAAAGAAAAAGGGGATGACGAGAATGGGGAAATTCAATCCGACGTTCAAGATCAATCTCGTCAAGATATTCAACAAGACGTTTAATAGCCGAGAAAAAGACGTTCTCAGGGAATTCCTTGGGAACGCCTCTTTTCGTCAAGCGTATGGGCGGCAAGTGATTGACCGCATAATTGAACGAACTTCACAACAAAGTGTTGACCGTTTTGGCCAGGCCTTTGCCAAATATTCCAAGTCATACAAGGAAAGTGACACGTTTAAGATTTACCAAAAGAGTGAAAAGGTCACACTTGAACTCACGGGTGAAATGTTGTCAAGTATGAGGGCACTTGACGAGGCACAATCAATCACAATTGAAATGATCGGTGACAATAACAAGGCCAAGGCCCACGGTCATAAGTATGGAATTAGAACCAAATCGGGCCGCCGTGTTGTTCGTGACTTTTTAGGTTTGCCCGAAAATGAACTCACTCAGATAATGGAACAAACAATGAACGCTTATGCCGGCGATGCGTTTCGTTTACTTGATGAAACGTTTCAGGGGTTGAGTGGCGTTGAGGCGTTTGGTGCCGTTGGCGTTCAATCCGAGTTTCGGGCGGCAATGACGATGAATCAAATCTTAATGGAACTTGAAAGGAATTTAGGCGATGAGTGAAATTTCAATTGAGCAATTCACCGAGGCGTTGAAACAATTGGGCCGGCAAATAAACAATGCCGGTGTGAACGCAAGGTTGGCCAGGAAATGCAAAGAAATCATTTACCGCCGAGTGAAGAACGGTAAGGGTGTCACGTCTTATAAAACCGACCCCGAGAACACCGAACAAACGACATTGGCCCCACTCTCCAAATCTTATATTGATTACAGGAAAGGCCTGGCCATCTTTTTCACAACCCCACTTGGCAACGTGGTTCGGATAAGTGGAACCAAAAAAGTTGTTTCTTATGTGACCCGTGGGCGTGGCCGTCGTGCCATGACGGCCAGACAAACAAGAAAAGTGCGAACCGGTAACATCACGGCACCAACCTTGGGTGAGTTCGGGCGACCTGAGAAATCAAACCTCACATTGACGGGGCAAATGCTCAATGACATCGTGTTGAGTGCAAGCGACACGGGTTTTCAATTAAGGATTGGCGACAAACGCCGCAAGGGTTCCAATTTAACAAATGCCGAGGTTGCCGATTATGTTCAAAAGGGCGGTTCCTACACGAACGGAAACGGCAAGCGTGTTGTCATTCCGGCCAGGCCATTCTTTGCATTGACCGCCGGTGAAATTAGAATTTTAACAAGAGAACTTGAGACCATCATAAAAGAGAGAATTCAAGCAATTTCAGCATTGAGGTAAAAAATGTATGACCGCCAATTCTGGTTTCATCCTGAAACACTTGATGCCTTGATTCTAACGCTTTACCTTGACGGGTCAATTGGGATTGATAGCGATGGCCTTGACCTTGAGGCCCTATTCGACAAGATCAACGAAATTGACAATGATAGTTTTGAACATTCACTTGAACAAATTGGTTTTCAATTTATAACCAACTTAAACTTACCAACTTTCACCATCAAAGGAGCAAAACAATGAGTGAAAACAATGATGAAATCAAAAACGCCCAAGCCGTGTTGGCAAAAAACGCCGAATTGCTTGCCGAACTTAAGGCCGAACGTGAAAAGCGTGAGGCACTTGAAAAGCAAAACAAAGAGGCATTTGAAAAGGAATTGACTGAAAAGCAACGTTGGGAAGAACTTGCAAAATTGCGTGAAAAAGAACGTGACGATGAAAAGGCAAAACGTGAGGCCAATGAAAAGGCACTTGAGAACGCCGCAAAGATGGGGGCGGTTAGTGCTGAACTTGAAAAGCTTGGCATTATCCCTGAGAGAAAAACAACGGCATTGCGTTTGGTGAACCTTGATGCCATCAAATATGACGTGGGTTCAAAGGTTGTTTTAAACGCCATCGACATTGCCAAGGAACTTCACTCATCAATGCCGGAAATATTTGGGCCGGATAAAACCGACAAATTGCCGGTCAACAATGCGAACCCTTTGCCGTCATCGGGTGCCATGACAATTGAATGGTTCAATTCCCTTTCACCTGAGGAAAAGAAAAAGAACTACAAAGAGTTCATGAAGGCCAATGGCCACAACGTAAAATAAAACTTGACCAAAATGGCGTGTGCCCATAAAATTTGGGCATACGCTTCAAAAAACCATTCGCCGGCGGTGAATGGTATCAACGGCCCGCGGCCTTAGATAAATAAACAAAACATTTTAAACACCAACAAAGGAAACCGATTTATGGCAACGCAAAACGCTAACGGCAAAGAAGATTTTTTAAGTTTAATTAAAGCAGTATGGGCACCTCAGTTCTATTCAAAACTGAAAAATGACTTGATTCTTGCTAACCTTTTCTCAAGAGATTATGAGGGCGAAATCAAGGCAAAGGGTGACACTGTAAAGGTCAACCAAATCAGTGTTGGAAGTGCTGAAACACTTTCAAACGACAAGGTTCAATTCTCATCACAAAAAGTTGTTGTGACACCTTTTGAGCTTACTGTAAATCGTCAAACGGTTCATGCCGTTGAGATTTCAAACCTTGCTTTACTTCAATCTGAGGAGTTCATGCAAGAGCTTATGAAAGAAATGACTTACGAAATCATGTTCAAAATGGAATCGGAAATCATTGCTTATTACAATTCTCAAGTGACAAGTGCAATCAACCCAACTGCGGCAAGTGATTTCGCGGCCGTTGACATTGCAAAAATCAGAACGGCACAATCAAAGGCGAAATTGCCAATGACTGACCGTTATGTTGTTCTTTCACCTGATTATTACGGCGACCTTTTAACTAAAAACCAAATCATTTCAAGTGATTTCGTTGATGGCCGCCCATTCCAAGATCAAAAACTTCCAATGCTACTTGGGAACAAAGTTTTTGAACACAACGCCCTTGCAACTGACACCGGCCTTGCGTTCCACAAGTCGGCACTTCAATTGGCAATGCAAAAAGAATTGTCGTTTGACATTGTAAACCTCAAGTCAAACAACAAACTTGCACAAATGATTGTTTGTGACATCGTTTGGGATATGAAAATGTTTGATAAAGACCGTGCTTGGAAACTTAAAGAGGCATAATTGATTGACGGGGGCCAAGTGCCCCCTTTATTTAAAACAAACTAACAAAGGAATAATTTTATGGGTTCAAAGTTTTTTTCAGGTGAAAAAAGAGTAATTAGATTAGAGCATGACTTTGCTCTTGAGAACAAGGCGATTGGTGCCCACGTTCTTGCCGACCTTCCAACAAACTTTATCATCACGTCGGTTCACGCTCAAACGGTTGGAACACTTACGGCCGGTGCTTCACTTGTAATTGGTGAGGATGGTGCCGGTGGGGATGCCGACGGTTATTGCACCGACATCATTGCGGGCCAGGCCGACCTTAAGGTTGTTCGTGGCGAGGGTGCATTGATTTACAACTCAACGGATAAACGCCCCCTCACTTATCCGGTTGTTTCAACAAAAGACGGCCTTCAAATCACAATCGGTTCGGCGGCGGTTGTTGCCGGAAAACTTATTGTTTACATTGAAGGAATTCAGGCGAACTAAATTGCCGGCCAGGATTGGCCCAAATTTGCTCACTTGTGCCATTCCTGTTTTGGCATTGGCCCCGAGAAATCGGGGCCTTTTTATTTGTGGCCTGGCCAACAATGCAAAAAAATATTGATAAGATAGAATGAAAACGAGGTGTGACATGCTTACTCAATTTATTCGACTTTTAAAAGATGGCATTGATGTTTCAATGGAAAATGCCGAACGTTCAGTCATTCAAATAAACGATGGCGAACACATTCTTTTGGGCCAACGTTACCCGTTCAACAATTTCTTTGTTTCGGTTGTCGATGAGGGCCAAGCAATTGAAACAACCGGTGTGACAATTGATTATTGGGATGGTGAGGAGTGGATTGCCGCCGTTGACGTTCTCGATTTCACAAGGAATTTTTCACGTTCCGGCGTTATCCAATTTCAATTGGCCAAATTAAAAAATTGGCAAGAAATAAAGGATTCAAGTGATGACACCGCCGAATTGGTGCCGCCTGAACTTGATTCAAAAAATATTTCCGATTGTTATTGGATAAGAATAAACAACGATGGGATTGACCGCAAAATCAATTTCATTTCTGATGCGTTTACCACAACATCAAAAATCAACTCGGTTGACGTTGAGGCAAAAAGCTATTTTGAACCGTTTGCCGCCGGCAAAACGGATTGGTTTGATGAAATCGTCACGGCATCGGAAATGATGGTGAGTGAAATGGTTTCAAGTGGGTTGATGAAATATCCTGGCCAAGTCATTTTGTTGGATGGTTTTTATTTGCCGTGTGCATGGCGAACCTTGGCCCATATTTATCAAAACATGGGCAAGGGTTACGATGACAAAAAGGCAAGTGCGTTCACGGCCTATCAATCATTCTTGGGTGGGTTGATTACGGTTGACACCGACGAGGATGCAAGGCCGGACAAGTTCGAGGATAATGCGACACAATCGAGGCTTGAAAGATGAACTTTTCAACGATTCATGACCAAATTTTTGTTGCCGTCAAAGAGGCGTTACCTGAACACAAGGAACTTGATGACAACGTTGTGATTGAAAACAATAATTCCCTGAAATTGAACAAAGGGTTTTGCATCGAGTTCAGGGGTGCAAGAAACACGAACCGTGTTGTTGATTGCCTCATGAGTGTTGCCCAAGACATTGTGATAACAAACACCCTTTCAAACCGTGGAACCGAAACCGACATTGAGGCCAGGAAAAGGGCCGAAAAGGCAATTCTTGAGGATTGTTATAAAATAGTCAAAGCGATTGAATCAAACGTTCAGCTTGACGACACTTGCGAAAAAATCGAGTTCTCAAGTCATAACGGAATTGAATTGATAATAAGTGACGATGAAAAAACGTTTTTAATGGTACAGGCCACCTATTCAATTGAGTGGTTCAAAACAAAGGAGTTTTAAAATGACCGTTGGAATTTCAAGAAAAAAGACGGTGCTTGCCCTTGTGAAAGAAGTCACCGAGGGTGTGCCCGTTCAACCAAGTTCATCAAGTGATTACACGGCCCTTCAAGAGGGGTTTTCGATGTCACCGTCATTTGATGTTTTAACAAATGCCGAACTCAAGGCATCAATCGGAAAGGGAAAAGATGAATTGGGTTCAGAAAATCCAACCGCCTCTTTTTCTCATTACATTAAGGCAAGCGGCGTTGAGGGCCAGGCCCCCGATTACTCGCCTTTACTTGAGGCGGTTTTCGGTTCAGTAAAAGAACAAGCGGCCGAGAATGAAACAATTTCAGGTTCAACAACAACCGCAATCAAATATGATGAAACTGAGGTTGTGGAACGTGGCCAGGCCATTCTTATCAAAGACGGCGTGAACGGCGTTCAAATTCGCAACGCAAGTGAAGTCGTTGGCGACACAATCACACTTGCACAAAAAGTGGCGGTTGCACCATCAAGCGGCGTTCTACTTGGCAAGTCGGTTCTTTATAAAGCGGCCGACGAAAATCACCCAACACTTTCAGTTTGGCAATACCTTGGAAATGGTGGGGCAATTGAAATGATGGCCGGTGCCCGTGTGAATGATTTCTCATTGAGTGCCGAGGCGGGCCAGTTTGTGAATGGTTCATTCACTCTTGGTGGGATTTCATATTATTTCAACCCAATCGTGATTGGTTCAAGTGACATCAAACTTGATTTCCTTGACAACTCCACAACACGGGTTGCGACAATTGCGGCGAAAACTTACAAAGACCCATCGGAACTTGCCGAGGCAATCGCCCTTTCAATGAACTCACTTGGTTCAACAAACACATTTGTTGTTTCTTATTCAAGTTCAACGGGTAAATTCACGATTTCATCAAACGGAACAACCCTTTCACTTTTAAACAACACGGGTGCCAATGCGGCGAACACGGTTGCCGACAAAATCGGGTTCTCGGTTGCGGCAAACAAAACGGGTGCATTGACTTACACAAGTGACCTTGCCATCAATCTTGCCTCGCCTCAAACGCCATCTTATGATGACGTTTCGGCGTTCGTTGCAAAATCAAACGAGGCATGGCTTGGCGGTGTGAATGACATTGGTTGTTTTAAAGCACAATCGGTTTCAATCTCAATTGCAAACACAAAAACCGACATTCCCGACCTTTGCGAGGATTCAGGAAAATCCGGTTCTCTTTTCACTGAAAGGGTTGTGACAACTGAGGTGACGGCATTACTTTCAAAATATGATGCCGAGAAATATCGTAAATTTAGAACGGGCGAGAACGTTCAATTCACTTACAATTTCGGTGCGAAATCAGGTGGCCAATGGGTTGCCGGTAAGGTGGCAAACGTTTTCTTGCCAACAAACACAATCACCGCATTGTCGATTGAAGATCAAGACGGCCTTTGCATCCTGAACATGACGTTGACCGCTTATGTTCAAGACGGCAAACCTGAGGTTTTCCTAAATTTCTTGTAAACAAATCAACCGGCCAGGCCTAACCGCCTGGCCATTTTTATTGGGGCAATTCAAAATGAGCAAACTGAAATTCAAAAAAAACGTAAACACGGAACTTTTCAAAGGTCACATTTCCTATGTGATGTTAGGTTATGAGGAGCGAGTCGGTAAGGCCCAAGAGGTTTTTGTCAATCTTGGTGAACAACCGGTGATTGATGAGGATGGCAACCAAACCGGTAAAAAAGAAACAATTTTAAGCACAACCGCCCAACTTGATTTGGGGAAAAAATACTATTCAATCGCCCTTGAACAAATCACCGACGTTTCAATTGAAATCATTGCCGACGGTGACATGAAAGGCACAATTGTTGATTCACTTGAACAACTTTATTGTTTTCAAGAGGGTGCCGAAATCGTGAATGAAATCGTCAACGTCATCCTTGGCGGTCATCGTTTGGGAAAGATTTAAGGGAAACACTCAATAAGCAAGTGACAATGATTTACCATGGGGTGCAAGATGAGGGCACCCCACTTGCGTTCATTGTCGAGGATTTCCTCAATCGGAAAATGCTTGCAAAACTTGGCTATCAATTCGGCCCTGAAAATTTAAGTGACTTTCAAGTTCAGGCCTTTAATGTTATTTCGGCGAAATTTGCTAAACTAGAATCGGATGAAATAAAACGCAGAAAATAACATGTGAGGGATTACATGGCAGAAATAAAAGTCACGATAAACGCCAAGGGAATAATCACCGGCGTTGATGAGGTCAACAAGGGTTTAAAAGGCGTTTCAGACAACGCAAAGAAAACCACGGATGACCTCAAAAAAGCGTTCAAGGTTGATGTCACCGCCGCAATCCCTGGCCTCAAAGAGGCAAAAAACACAATTGGTTCCCTTGGTGACGCTTTTTCAAGTGCCAAGACGGTCATTGCCGGCGGCCTCATTGGCGGTGCCGTCATTGCCGGATTGCGTGAGGTTGTTGATAGTGCCCAAAAGTTTGAGAACGCTTTAATTGGTTTGAAGTCGGTGGCCAAGGCAACCGGTCAAGACGTTGATGCCGTTGCACTTGCCGCAAAAGATTTGGCAAGTGACGGTTTGGTTCCACTCAATCAAGTGGCCACTTCTTTAAAATCCCTTTTGGCATCGGGGTTGAACCTTGAACAATCGGTCAAGTTATTCAACGCCCTCAAAGACTCGGCGGCATTTAACCGTCAAGGTTTCTTGGGATTGGGTGAGGCGATTGAAGGTGCCGCCCAAGGTATTAAGAATGGAAACTCAATTCTAGTTGACAACGCCGGTATCACGAAAAACCTTTCAGTTCTTCAAAAAGAATATGCCGCAAGCATTGGCACGACGGTTGGGAAACTAACCGAGGCCCAAAAAATTCAGGCGGCCTATGTTGGAATTTTAAAAGAGGCGGCGATTTTCTCAGGGGATGCCGCAAAATTAAGTGACACTTACTCGGGGGCAACGGCACGACTTGGGGCCGCTTATGACCGTTTAACCGCTTCACTTGGTTCGTTTATCACTCAATCAAGTGTCATCAAATCACTTGTTGCCGGAACCGCAACGTTTTTCAATAACGTTGCCGAGTCATTTGAAAAACAAACACCGGAAAAGAGAATTCAGGCGATTCGTTCACAATTGGCCGGATTCTTAAAAGACGTTGAGAGTTCACCATATAAAACGAAACTTTTGGAAGAACTCGCCGTTCTTGAAAAACAAACCGCCGAACAAAAGAGAATTGGCCAGGCCGCCCAAGAAAAAGTTGTTGCCGAACGAACCGCCAAGACCGTTGCCGAGGAACTTGCCAAGGTCAACGCCGAAAATGCGGCA